TTTTGAGCTTGAGTAGCATCTGTTACAGCACGTTGTGCAAGCTCAAGATCTCTTAAATTTTTCTTTTCTAGCTCGCCGTTTTTTGCTGCAAATGCCCTTGCTTCACTAAGATCCTTAGTTGCTTTTGTTAAATCTTTAGCTGCTTTAAATGCATCTACTTCAGCATTATTTTGAGCTTGACGAGCCTTTATCAGGTTTTTTTCTGCTGATATTACGTTTTTGTTTCCGTCAATACCCTCTTTATTGGCTTGAGCGGTTTTCTTTCGTAAATCTCCATTTTTATCAATAGCACGGCGAAGGTTAAGATCTGCTTCAGCAAAAGCAAGCTCAGCCTCACGGCGAGCACGAGAGTTAGGTGGAAGATCTTGAACACGTTGTAAAGATTCACGAGCTTTTTCAAACTCAAGGCGTGCTTTTTTCTCGGAGATAACTCCGCCTTCAAGCTCGAAGCGAAGTTGTTGAATAGCTTCTTTTGCTTCTTCACGAGCTTCAGTTACTGCTTCTAACGCTTCAGCAGTTTCTTCAACCGAATCTTGATACGCACGCTCAGCGTTTTCTACACTACGTCTTGCATCCACTTCTGCGTCTGCTGCAGATTCGATAGCATCTGCTGCAGCTTTTGTTCTTTTTTGAGTTTCTTTTACAGTTTCGTTATAATTATATTTTGCATCTTCAAGAGCTCTTGTTGCTTGGGCTAAAGCTTTTTCTCTTTCTGCAGCACCTGCAGCTGATTCTCCCTGAGCTTTTAGTGCATCACCTACACCACTAAACACTGCCTTTAAAGTACCTGCAATAGCTACAATTGTCCCTAGTATTCCAACTAATCCTAAGAATGCTGGAGCTACAGAAGCTGCAATTACTGCTGCAACGACACCTAAACCACCTATTAAAGAACCTAGAACACCACTTACTGCGGTAATACCCACTGATAGTAGATATGCTGAAGCGTTTAAATCTAAAAATCTTTGTCTGGTTTTTTGAAGACCAGCTATTGCTTTAGCGTCGTAAAATTTTCCAAATAATATTCTTCCATCAGATTGATTTTTAAATCCTCTAGAAAAAGCTCTACCTGCTTTAGCACCAGCTCTATCGCCAGAAGAGTCTGCTCCGCTAAAAGCATCATCAATATCTTTTTGAACACCAGTGGTGATGGCTTTAACAAGTATATGTGCTTCACCTACAAGTGCCATGTGCCATCACCTCCAATGTCTACTGTTATTGCCCTAAAGGGGCATCTAATACATCACCAAAAGGTTTTGATGAGTTAGGGTTGAAGTCTGTTGCGGGTATAAAAGACTTCGTAGGTTCCTTTAAAGGATCTACTAAACTTTCTTCATAAAATTCTCCACTAGAATTTGCAGTCTGATAGTTACTACGTTTTTTGCCTAAAGTGTACGGTTTATTGTAAAGAGAAGAGTAAATTAATTCTCTAGCTTTATCTTTGGCTTCAGCTTGTTCAGCAGTTGATGACTGAGAAAAGTCCTCTTCCATAAAAAAATGCATGACATCTAACATGTCTGACATTTCCATCTGAGACAATTGAATTCCGTTCACTAGGGCTTTTCCATTAACATAAGGCCAGAGTTCTACTGCCCACTCAGAGATTGCTCTGGCCCCTGCGAAGGGCGGCCTGAGTACTCTTCTACTAGCCAAGCAGTTATTTCGCCAAGTGACTCTAGGGTCACTATCTTTTCTGGATCATCTAATAGTTTAAGAAATCTTTCATAACTTTCTTGAACTAAAGCTTTAGAGAAAAAACTAGTAACTGTATTGGAAACATCAGTAGTATCTCCTTTACCTGCACTAGTAGCCATATCTAGTAAGGCTTTACCTTGAAGATTTTTATGGCAATGAAATTCTTCGCCATGAAGTTTGAAAGATAATGGTGTTGAATTAACTTCACCACCAGTTCCAAAATCCTTAAATCGTGTTGTCATCTATTATTCCTTTTCTGTCGTTTATAAACTATTTTCATAGTTTATTGTTACTTAATATTATAGCTTGTCTCTTAGAGCGTCAGCTAAATATTTATTTGCTTTTGTTCCTGGATGATTTACCACATGAGCGTAAACCACTTGTCCTCTTGAAACAAACCTAAGCATTTTTCCGCTTTTAGGTCTTATTACATGAGGTGCAGTTCCTTCGTGATGAGCCAGAGCATAATTCAACTCAGAACCTATCCAAAGTTGTTGCCCTCTAGGATCTCTCATATGTCTCATATGTAAAGATGCTCTAAGTGCACCAGTTCTTACTCCAACTCTTGCACGAGCAGAAGTTAGAATTTCATCTCCTTTACCTTTTAGATATATTCCTACAGCACCTGATCGTGAATTAAGTAATCTATCTAAAGCACTTGGATAAAAAATAACATTTGGCATTATGGAACCGCCATAGTTATAGTCATACTTACTGTCTGAAACCCGCCCTCAGGAGAGTTGGTTTCTACTGTTGCAATAACGCCAAGACCAAAATTAGCTGGATCCCATTGATCCAACAGTCTTGAGCTATCCAACAGAATCCATGCGTCATATGCAGAAATTTCTGAACCATCTTGAATTGCATCCCCAGATGGTGCTCTGCCATTTGCTCCTACTGTAGGAACTTCACGAGAAACTTGAACTAAAAGAGTTACTGAGCGAGGATCATTGCATCTGCGTGGAGAGGTTGCTTCATCTCCTGGAGATCCGATATACATTTGCAACATAGAAACAACTACTTGCTCACAATCAACAGATGGGGATCCTAATGTCCAATAACGACGACCAGGAAGTGGCATCGTGTAAGAAGTGTATGTATCAATTACAGCATTAAGAACATTTTGCATAAGGACAGCCAAGTTCTTAGCATCGTTAGATACTGTAGCTGGGTTTACATCTAGTCCCATATGTCCTCTTGTCCTTTAGTTTTTTAGTTATACCGTATAAATTGGAATTGTTCGTTCGCCTAGTTGCATAATAATGTTACTAGAAATTAGCGGAACAATCTCGTCGACAGCTGGGTTTGCAAGACTTGGACGCACTGCATACATATCCATAATTCCTGGGTCACGAGGTCCTATTACATCTAATACTTGCTTGTAAGTTGCACTTACTCTTATTGTATTTTCTACTCTATCGATAATGCCAGCATTGGCAATAGTCGATGTAGTGTTGCTATTGATGTCAGAGAAATCTATTTGAATGACCCAAGCATTGCTTCCATCAAGAAAGTCTGCATTGATCTCTGAGAAATAATAAAGATTAGATGTCCCATCTGCAGTTGCATATAAATCAAATGCACTAAGTGGGTAGAGAGGAGATGCTCCAGTAATACGACGAGCACGAGGTTGATCAGGACTAAAGACACGAGAACGAGCACGAGCTTTGTCTGGGTTTACAGTTTTTAGGAAAAGGTCAATAGCATATATGCCTGTTTTAAGTTCATCAATAAAATCTTGATTATCAAGAAGAGTGTAAGAGACACCTTGACGACTTATGGATGTAACTCTTTGAGGAAGAGCGCATGTGTCGTCATCTTCGTAAAGCTTAACAAGTTCTGTAGCTAGGACACGAGCTGCTGAACGACCTGCTGAAGGGGCAGGGCTTCCATATGTGTAGGTAACTTCTACTTGAGAAGGTGACCATCCTGCTCCTGGAACTCCAAAAATTGTTGAGTGGTCAGAAAGATAATACTTGCTTGGTTCTATAATATTTCCATCAAGGTCACGAAGAGTGTGTACTTTAACTACCTTGCGACCACGAAGGCGGACACGGGAGTTTGAAGATGTACCATCACCTTGAAAATCATCCTCTGCGTATCTACCACCAGAGGGCATGTTTACAACATTTCCTTGTAATAAAACTGGGCTGTAAGTAAGACTAGACCCACCTGATCGAAGGTATGGATCGTAAGAAGATACATATCGCTCTGTTACTGTTGTTACACCGCTAAATTTACGGCCTGACATTCCCCAAAGAAGATAAGAGGCTGATTTACAAGCTTCGTAGGCGTAATCAGAGTTAGCGTATGTACCTAACTCTTCTGGTGTTACCCAAAGATTACTCACACTCTCACCTCGTCTCTAAGTAAGAAGGCGGGCACAAACCGTAGTTTAAAAACCATCGGCTCGATGCCCGCCCTTCCTAATGAATTAAGCGGTTGGGTCCTCGGTTGACGCAATGATAAAGTCAACTGGTAGATCCGCGTTGTACTCTTCGCTACCTGGAACGTTGTATGAAGATGTTGAGCCTTGTGAGCTAAAATCTGTCACTGCAAGGTATCCACGGTTACGAAGTACTGAACCTGCTGGGCTAACTGCTGTAGATGCAACATCTGATGCAGTCTTTGCATAGCGGAAGGTTGTTGTGGTTGGAACTGCTGTGATTGTGTAAGTACCGTTAAATGTTGAATCAACGCCGCTTACAGTCACGCTCTGACCAACTTCAAACCCATGTGCAGCACCTGTTGTAAGCGTTGCAATGTTTGATGTTAAAGCTTTGTTTGAAACTGTCTTTGTTGAGTTATTAAACCAGCGGTAGAAGCCTTTTAGACCTGTAGGTGAGTATGAAGTACGAGCATATGAGTATGAACGCTCAGTAGCTACTGGATACTCCCAA